CATGAGCGCAACGTGAGATGCTGTAATCCTCCCGTGACTTTCAATTGCTGACTTTGCTATTACGTTCCATCCTTTAGCTATTTTATCGTGATTTTCGTATGCGTCACCATAATCTTTTGCTCGATCTCCTTGAATTAAATAATTAGCTTGCGTTAACAAATTAGACCTGTCCATCATCCCTCCATAACTTTCTTTCTCTTTCTTTAAGAAGTTGCAAACTATTAAAAACCATTTTCATTTCTACTAATGCACTCATGGCATGTTTTTCTGCTTCATCATATCGTTTATTGTTTACCGCTTCTGATATATAACGAAATTGTTTTTTAGCTTTTAAATAAAACTCACTATAGTCTCGTGGCTGTTTATTGTTCTGCATCTTCTTCCTTTTCTTCGGTATAAATTTTTGGTAAAAAAACTAAAACAAAAGTGCCACATTTGGGGCAGCTTAAATTTGTTTCTATTGAAAAATTCTCATCGTCTTCATCCATGTCATGGTCCCCACCCCAGATTAATTCATGATTACAGTGCCAACAATTCATAAGTTATAACTCCTTCCGACATCATCAGGATCAACGATGTACAAGTTTTGTTTTGCTCTGGTTACCCCGACATAAAATACTCGATGCATATCGTCAGGATTAATATGCATTTCACTTTCTGCGGAAGGGCTGAGGTCCGTGAGCAGTACAACGTTGTCCGCCTCCCCACCCTTTGATCCGTGGATCGTGGACGCTGTTATCCGAGGCGTGGCATTAAACTTCTCGCCCCGTCTTAACAACGCCGTGATATAGGCTCGTTCGGTCTCCGGTATTTTATCCATTGCTTCGGACCAGATCATTTCTTTAGTTGCCAGTAACCCGTGATTGTTTATCAGACCTTGAAGCGTAACAAACTCAGCCTCATCTAGGGCGGGTAGTTTTTTAAATCCGCGTTGAACGTGTTTACCGGAAGACATATAGCTATAAATCTTTTTAGCGACGGCTCCCGATACTTCTTTACCTTTGCGAAGATTCTCCCAACCGTTTACAGCTTCGGATAATTTTTCTCCAATCGAGCGGTGTCCTTTGTAATTAAACAAATAGCCGTTTGATTTTAGATCAGAAGCTACGGCCTGTAGGTGGTATCCGGCTTGAGACAAGATCAACCAGTTGCCCGTCGAAAGGTCTAAAGAGTCCATAGTATTTATTCTTTGAACTGTTCCCGATTCTGTTCGAGGTAAATAATTTTTTGGGAAACGTCGATGTATTCTTTTCGCTACGTTTTCTGCAACGACGTGAACAGAGCTAGGTATTCGATAAGACTGCTCCAACGTCTCTGATCCACCCTCCAAGTTAATGAAGTGATCTACGTCAGCCCCCGCCCATCGGTAAATAGCTTGGTCATCATCTCCCGCGCAATACATCTTTTCTGAGTTGGAATCTAATATATGTGCGATGTCCCACTGCAAAGCAGATAAGTCCTGAGCTTCATCTAAAAAAGTAAGTTTTAACTTAGGGCAACATTTATTGCTTTCCTGTATAAACATCTCAAGCATATCGGTAAAGTCGTACAGCCCCATATTTCTTTTGTAATCGACCAAGGCTCTGTTAATGTAGTCTATGGTATTCCAAGGAATGTCTATAGAACTAATGTTGTACTCATCTCTAAGCGATGTCTTTTTAAGACGCGCTAAATTAATCAAACCTAACACAGGATCTTTTCTACTTGATGCCGTAGGTAGGTCATCACTTATCGACGTGTTCCGTGTGCCGTTAAGCGTCATCCCCACTGACTGACTCAACTCCTTATAGTGTTGCTCACTCATGATGTTTTCAAACCGGATAGAGGTCTGCATCAAAGCAAGACTATGCAATGTTCGGAAGTAAATTAAGTCTTCTTTAGGATCAAGATTAAATCTTGAGACGGCTCTTTCTTTAGCTTCGTTTGCGGCTTTTCTGGTAAATGATAAAAAAGCTATTTCATTCGGATGTATCCCGTTTTCAAGTGCTTCGTCCACCTTGTTTAGCAGTGTCGTTGTCTTCCCTGTTCCCGGCGGTCCGAATATCCTGAACATCTGAAATCCTTTTTTTATACTTGTTTACAATTTGTCGAACACGTTCTTTTGTCAGGCCAAACTTCTTACCAATAGCTGTCAACGTTCGATACTCTTTGACGTACATTTCGTACATGGTTTTGTTTCTTTTATCTAAGTCACTCAAAACGGAGACTCCTTTGGTTTAAATGATGGGATATTAATCTGTACATCGGAACTATCAAAGCTTGGTATTTTCCAGACCCGAACGGCTTTTCCTTTAATCTTCATGACGGTATTCTCGCCCTGAATATCTCGCAAGTGTTTTCCAATTTTATTTCTTCGGAACTCAAAGAATTTGTTTTTCTTTAAATAATCTTCGAAGTCTTTAAGCCTAAAAAAGGTGAGCGAGTTCTCTTCGTCAGACCAAGGGCGGCGCAGTAATATCTCTTCCCTGTCCTGAGCCTGTTGCATACTAGTGCAAAACTCTTCGAGGTAATCGTAAAACTGACCTGACGAGGTAACGTCTTGAGATACTTCAATGATCGCTCCATCATTTTCTTTCATCTCTGTTAACAGCCCACCGACCCGACCTTCCCAGTTTTGTCGCTTCATGGATCGGGGCATGAAGTTAAGTTGCTCAAGGCAAGCCTTCTGAAACGAAGCTTGACTCATCAATCCGTCAGTGTCTAGCTCTAACGGCTCGCCGTTAACATCCATAAACCAGATCGGTGGCGTTGAATTGTACTTTCGTAAGTTGGCGATGGTTGCTCCCGCCACTGCCGCGCCGACTCCAAACTTGCGTGTTCGGCACAAATCTTTATTGCAATGAGCGTTAATAGGAGCATCACTACATTTATACGCATAATCTTTTCTTAACAGTTGTTTCGCTACAATGTTGACTTCCGCCAAAGGAAGCGACGGCTGAAAGTATTCTTGGTTGTACTTTAATATCTCGCTCTCCCAACTATCGGGGTGCGCCTTGCGTAAGTAAACCCCCATATTAAACAGGCCGTTGTTCCTACCTCCCTCCGATATTTTTTGACGGCTAAGTATTTGTAAGCACGGCGGTCCGTCGGCCAAGAGATTTGTTTCTTTAGCTTCAGGTACTTGTAAATTCTGTATTTCTTCCGGTGTTTTTACATGAGTTTCGTACAGCTTAATAAATTCTTTGAGTGTAGCCGAGGTAGCATCGTCCAAGAAAGCGTAACGCAAGCCCTCTTCCGAATTGTAGTAAGGTAAGTTTAAAAAATTACCAACATCTCCACGGTCTAAATGTAATTTGATTTGTTTGGGAAAAATCTCGCTCTCACCGAAGCCCAGAGCAGAAGACATATTTTTAAGGGCTTTTTGCATGTCTTTAGCTGAGACCCATTCATCGCTAAATAAAAAGCAATGCGCCCCTCCCGACTTAGATCGGCAGACGACAAGAGGGAGTTTGAGACTGCGTATTTTTTTAATAAGCGCCGCATGATCAAGCGGGTATTGATCGATATCAATGCAACCCCATTTACAACTATCGTTTTCATTAATGGGTATTATACCCAGACCTCTACCGTTACCTGCAAGATGTTCTTTAAATAATTCTAGCGTAGGTTCTTCTCGAACTACCCCCGCGTTACCAGATTGTTTGCCACTCGCTTTTTGTTTTTCTATCTTAAAATAACCATACGCGGATTTTAATCCCTCGAATATGGATGCAAATTTTTCAACTGACATGTGATCTCCCACGATTGGTGGGCGGGTTCCCCCGCCCCAGAATGATTAAAACGGTATTGTTTCTCCGTTCGTCTCACTCTCTTCACCATTATCGTGTTTCACCACTACGTCACCTTGCATAATGTCTTCCGAAAACTTCTTCGCTTGCGTATACAAAGCCGCGTCTTCAATTTGAGATAACAAAGACATTTCCCAACCGTGCCAAGACCCTTTGGAGTTCTCCTCCTGAATAGTCTTTAGAAGGTAAACGTGGCTGTAGCGCGGTGGCGTAAACGTTCCGAACTCACCTTGCATGACCCGACTCGCCATAATCGAATTCCACTTTCTGGACTTCTTTAGCTGAGTAGATTTCATTGCAATCAAAGCCGTTTCAATACTTCCATCTTCGTTCAGGATCAACACAAAATGTTGGTGTGTTTCCTCGATGTACTCGCCACTGCCCCCGACAACGTAATCTTTGTTATCGTCCGCAGACCTTTCAGTCTTAGGTCGTTGCTCTTGAGGTGTGTAAATCGCACTTGGTGCGCCACTGCCAGAACCACGAGGAGCCCACTGAATAAAACGTCTCTGATAAGCACATGGGATAACCTTTATACCGGTCTTACCCTTGTAAACTTTGCCCGTCACGGTGTTATATATGTCACCCTTACGAGCCTCTTCATTCTCGTCAAGCACTGGATCGTTGCCAGACAAAACCTTAACAAAAGGTAGTGCCAAATCCTCCTGACCTACGTTCTCCAAACCCTTTCCCGCATCTTGCTCGAAAATTGATGGATCAAAAATAGTAATACCCTGATCTTTCTTCTTTGCTACGGCATTCTTTGCGGCCATTAGTTATTCCCCTTTTTACGTTTAACAGTTGCACGTTGTCCTACCCACGCACCAAATAATTCCATTGGAAACTCTTCCCCAGTTTCAACACGTTCTTTAATAAAAGCGCGAAGCGTTTGCGGATGAACCTCCGTTTTTGTTTGAGCATCAAAACCTTGTGTCGAAGCAAACTCTGCAAACTGTTTTGCTACTTCATCTTCACCACGACCAAAGTTACACGCTACTGTGTTTTTGATGATGTCATCGTATCCATGCTCTCGAAGCCAATCATAAGCGGCCGGACGATTATCAACTTTTATGGAAGCACCATAAGTCTGTTTCACTTCGACTGTTGACCCATCATCTAACTCTAGTTTATTTAGACCTAGCTCTATAAACATACCCGGCAAATCTTCATCGGTAAGTTTAAGTAAAGCCTTCTTTTCTGCTGACAACTTCTCTTCGAGCTCGGAGATTAATTCTTCCTTGTCTCGAATGTTTTTTGCTACCTTTGCTACAGATTCCAAACCACCTTGGTTGAGGTTGTCTAGCCCGTTATTGCTTGGGCTAAGGTCCTCTTCCATCAATTTAGTCAAGTCCATCGTTTCTCCTTTCGTTGTTAAAGACCATATCGGGCCTTGACAAAGACGTATATTATACTATATCGTACACATGTCAATAGCCAAAAGGAAAAAAATGAAGAACTACGAATTTGAAACTAAACCGTTTGATCACCAACAAGACGTGATCCGTGATTCGTGGGACGCGAAGCACTATGCTTTGTTTATGGAGATGGGTACCGGAAAGACCAAAGTGGCTATCGATACGATGGCTATATTATACGAAGAAAACAAACTCAACGCAGTATTAGTTATCGCACCTAAAGGTGTCTTTGATAATTGGGTCCGAAAAGAAATCCCCGTGCATCTGCCTGAAAGAATACCTCGAAACATTGTTCGTTGGCAACCTAATATTACACAGAAATTTCATGACGAGTTAGAGCCTTTTGTGCTAGACCCGTTTGACGGCATGAAAATATTTGTGATGAACGTTGAAGCTTTCAGTACAAGTAAAGGTGTTCAGATCGCTAAAGTGTTCTTGAAAAAGAATCCAGACAATATGGTTATTGTCGATGAGAGCACTACGATTAAAAATAGAAAAGCGGCTAGAACAAAAAATATCATTAAGTTACAAGACCTTAGTAAGTACCGACGAATACTAACGGGATCGCCTGTTACCAAAAGTCCTATGGATTTATTCAGTCAGTGCGAGTTCTTGAACCCCAAGTGCTTGGGATTTAACAGCTACTACGCTTTTCAAGGCCGTTACGCTAATGTACAACAACGCGCTATGGGTCATCGTAGTTTTAACCAGATCGTTGGATACCGTAAGCTAGACGAGCTCAATAGCAAACTGGATAAGTTTAGTAATCGGATACTTAAAGAAGACTGTTTAGACTTGCCGGACAAACTCTACATCCGACGTGATGTGCCGTTGTCCGCGGAGCAAGCTCGGTTGTACAAGCAGATGAAGAAGTTAGCCTTGGCCAAACTAGAAGATGGCGAGTTAGCCACAACGGCTAGTGTACTGACGCAGATCATGCGTCTTCAACAGATATGCTGTGGTTTTTTGCAACCGGATGAGGGAGAGATTCAGAGTCTGGATAACAACAGGATGGATGAGTTGTTAAATATTTTGGATGAGACTCAAGGCAAAGTTATTATCTGGGCCTCGTACACCCACGACATAAAAAAGATCCGTGATACGTTATCCGAAAAATATGGTGAAGAATCA